CATAATGGCCGAGGTGTGAGCCCACAGCTGCCGGTTGCGACCGTCCACCATCCATAGAAGTTCCCTCAGTGTCAGCGGGCCGGGGTCGGCGCCGATGGCGCCGGCGAGTTGATAGATGTCCCGCCACAAATCGCGGCCATCTCCGCCTCCAGAATCCGCTCCAGTTCGCCCCCCTCGACCTTCTGATCCATCACGTCCTGCGCCCTCTCGATCATCCGTTCCACCCCCTGGAGAATCCGATGCGCCCTCGCCCGATCCCTCGGGCTCGGGAAAAAATCCGCAAGGCCCTCCAGAAAGGCGCTGGTCGCCTGGTCGATGGCATCTCCGCTCATCGAGGCGAAGAACGCCGCCTTCTCAATGCCGGCGGCCTCGGCCTCCGGTCGAATCGCAGTCCAAATGACCTCGACCAGCGTAATCGGGTCGCCAATGAGCTTCGCGACAAGCTGATCGGCGGCCTGCCCGCCGGCCCCCAAGTCCATGATGTCCAGGCCCGTCTCTTCCCGGATGCGCTTCAGCGTCCAGGTGTTCACGGACAAAACGTGTTCCCGCCCCGCCGTGTCGCAAAATGTGCGTTTGCCTTCCATGGCTCGTCGTCTCCTGTGTCAAGCGTCATCTGATGGGCCGATCCCGCCCCGCCAGGGGGCCGCGCCGCTAGTGAGGTCCCTCGGCACAGCACTGGCCGGCGAGGGGTCTCGGCCCATCAGGCGACGACGTTTTGCCTTGCCGCTCTTACGGCTTCAGCACGCCCACCGTCAGGCTCGTCACCGACGAGTAGGTGAGCTGTACCTTGCCGTTTTCGTCGTTGTAGACGTTCTCCGGCCAGGGACCCAGCAAGTGCCTCTCGCCGGCGGGGACGCTGATCTCCTTGTCGTCCAGGTCCTCGCCGTCAACCATGATCTGCGTTACCACGGTAAGCGTCATCGAAGCGGCGTCGCCGTTCTCGATGATGAGAAGTTCCGAGCCGGTGTTCACAAACTCGTCGCCGCCGACCGCCGCGGACTCCTCGGGAAAGCTGTTCGCGGCCCGCGCCGGACTCTTGACAGTCAATGTCGCCATCTTTGCATCTCCGTCTGGTGGTTTATTGGCCCATTACCGCAAGGCGGCCGGATCAGACCACCGGCCGGATCAGACCACCTTGTACCATTCCGTAAAGCTGGAGGGCTTCGCTGTGACGCTCACGGTCACGGCGTCCTTCAGGGGCTCGCTGCGCGAGAAGTTCGTTATAGTGAAGTTCCCCACGAGGCCCTGCTTGCCCGTGATGGTGATATCCCCGTCCATCGCGGCAAGGGCAATCTCGGCCCTGTTGGCCCACGCCGCCTGCAATTTGTCGAACGCGGCGCCCCCGGGCTTCCAGAGCATCTGAAACTCGATGCTCCCGTTCTTCAGCGTCGGGGCCGTCGCCTCAAAGCCGCCGTTCGCCCGCGTGGAGATGTCCGCCTCGCCGGTCTCGCCGCTCGACGTCAGGTCCTTCACGTTGCTGACCTCGTTCCAACTCACCGTATCCGGTGTGTTGCCGGCCCCATCCAGCAGCGTGTTGCTGTAATAGAACTTGCATTCCAGGCCCAGTGTGTAGTTTTTCTCGCTCATGTCGTTTCTCCGCTATTCGTGTTTCTTGCGTCTCGCACCACGGGGCCGGACCCGCAATCCTGCTAGGCCAGCGGCACACGTCCCAACAACAGGTCCACCGGCGTTACCACCTCGATATTCCCCGCGTCGCGCTCCGTGGCCAGGGAACCGACATCATCCTCAAAGAACTCCCATGGGACGTTGCCCGCCCCGCCAGTGACTTCGTGGTATATCCAGAATGAGACCGCCTTGTCCGTGATTGCATTGGCGAGTCGAGCGGCTCGGTAAGCATGCCCGTCACTGGTATTCGCAGAGGCCGGCAGCAGCCGCGGCTCAATGGGCGAGAAATTCGTCCGGGCCTGGCTGTGCCCGGTGAGACCCGCCAGCGACGAGACGTAACCGCCGCGAAGCAGCTCAACATCGTCAGCCCTCATGTTGCCCGTGGGCGCAGACATGTGCGTCAACCCCTCAATCGGGACGCCGTAGTCGAATAGCCCCCTGCAATCGCGAGCCAAGACGCTGAGCTTTTGAGCGAAGGTCTGCTCTCCCCAGTTGCCGGCCCCTCCTTCAAGCACGCCCGGATAAATTCCGAGCACGTGGCCCATTTGCTTCATCCGCTTCAACTGCTCGACCGTCAGGCGACCTGACGTGCCAATGCGGTTGTACTGGGTGTAGAACGTCGCCCGCATCCCGTGGGCAGCGAGATACGCCGCAGCGTCGAGCTGGGAGTCGTAGCTTCCATCGAAGCCAACTATCACGAGGCCCTTGCTCAGGGGCGACTTGAAGAACATGAGCCGACCGAGGTAAGCGTACGGCGTCGAGGTGTACGGGGGAAACGTCTTCATGTCGATGTAGACGCGGTCCACGTCGGAGATGTCAAAGCCCGCGTCCTCGTCCTGATACTCCGTTACCGTACCGGTCCAGCGATTCCAACTGATGTGCGCGGTATTGAAAACCTCAGTCCCCTCCACCCCGTTGTTATACGCTCTCCACTCGCGCAGCTTCCCCGTCGAATCGCGGAGACGAATGCAAAGCTCGCCAATCGCCCAGGCATTAGCTGGATCAGGAAGGTAGTACGCGAACTCGATGTGCTGGGCAGCAGACAGGTCAATCACCGGGTCAAAATCCCGGGTTAGGCTGACCGTGGCCGTGCCGTCCCCCCCGTGGTTCATCTGGATACATTTGGCGGAGTAGCTGGTGCCCAGCCCCCGAGCTGCCATAAAGGTGCTGCTGATCTCCGCCTTGCTCGCGTGATACGTGTCCCATTCTGACTCGTCACAGAAATCGAACATCCGAACGGGGATGATCTGGTATCGGGCGGCCGGAGAAACCAGTGCGCGAAGCAGCATCGCATCGGCCAGGTGGCCGCTGTTCACGGCTTCGGCGGCTATGCCCCAATACGGCATCTTGCGAACTCCCTACACGCCAGCGCTCAGCGCCACGTGCCGCCGACGAACACCACCTTGTCGCCGGCCGTGCCCTTGAACTGGATTTCGTTCAGGTCGATAGACTTCATCGGGTTGCTCTGGCCCGGCTTGAAGTGCACGGCCGCGTCGTTGCTCCCCTTCATCTCCACGTCGGCCGCGTTGCTCGGCGGCGTCATCAGCTCGCCGCTGGCCACCAGCTTCGCGTCGCTGAGCCTCTGCCATTCGGCCGTCACGATCTTTTCGATGAGGATGCTGTTGTTCATATTTGCGGTCCCGCGATTCTCACACGGCTGCCAGGTAGACCAGAGAAACCACCGATGTCACTACGCCCTTCTCCCGATAGTGCTCGGGAACGGCGAAGGCCAGCACGTTGCCGGCGGCCCATCTCGCTTCCGGGCACAGAAGCAATGGCCGGCGGGCCATGTACTCCAGAATGCCCTCGGCCAGGCCGGTCAGCGCATCCGCCTCATCCAGGGCCTCCTGGCCGGTTCCCTTCAGGTGCTTCTGCACCGCGACCTGTACCTGCACGGTCTGTTCCTGCGAGCCACGGTCAACCGCCTCCAGCTCCACGGTCGCCACGGCAACAGTCACCCGCAGATCAACAAGCTCCTCCTGGCCGAAGCCAGGGGCATAGTCCCGCTGGGGCGTGAACGAAATCCCAAACGTGCCCGAGGGCGCATCGGCCAAGGCGACCTTCACGGCCTCGGCAACAGCACTGGCCTTGACTGTCATCTCAGCGGCTCCTCTCGATACGTTCCAAGGCCTGCTGAATGGCCAGAAACCGGGCGGCGTTCGCCGCGTCGTTCTGCTCAACCTCGCGAAGCCGAGCCTCCAGGGCATCGCTCGTGCGGTAGGCATACACAACCGTAGCCCCGCAGACGGTCAGAACGGCACCGAGGATCATCGAGGCGAGGCGCAAGTGCCGGCTCCCGCAGTCGGGCCGGGCCTGTCCGTCGCCCACCTTCGCGCTTTTGCAGGCGCCACCCATCAGGAAAGCTCCTCCTCATCGGCGGCAGGCGGAGTGGCCGGCCCAAGCCTGTTCGTGTGAATCCTGAGAATCTCCTGTTGGGGGTCTTCGTACTCCCATGCTGCCTGCGCGCCCACAGGCGCAACCTCGTAGGCAATGTACTCCTCCCCCATCAGACACACGATGAGGTCGCGGTTCTTCGGCACGGCCACATGGCCATACAACTTCAGGTCCTCCGCGCTCAGCAGCCAGTCATCGACCTGAATCTCTATCACGCCGGCCTCGCCATCCTCGATCTCTCGGTGGCTCAGGTCGTGCGTGGCGAGAATCGCCAGCACATCACCGCCCCTGCGGTATTCCACCGTCTGACTGAGATGGTCCTTTCTCTGGTCTCTCAGCCAGGCGGCCCCGATGGCCAGTAGGTTGGTCACCTGAAGAAAGCTCCGGCGTTACACAGTGCTGAGGGTGACTCCATCGTTGCAGACAACGCGCCACTCGATGTCGGCCCCGTCGTCGCAGCCGATCAGAAGGAGATGGTCGCCAACGTCGGCAAAGGTGAGCGTGTTGTTCCCCGCCTGATTGACGGGCGAGGCCGCGGTCACAACGCAGTCGCCGTTGTCGGTCTTGAAACAGAGGTTCAAGAGCTGGCCGGCATAGGTCGGATCGGCGAGCGTGCGGGTCTCGGCGCCCGCCGCCGTAACGAGCGGGCAACTTCCCGAGTTCGTCACGGGGATGGCACCCGCGTCGCCCGGATCGGCAATGGCCTCCGTGGACGGCAGGTTCGGCGCCGTCAACGTGATCGCGCCGTTGGCGGCCAGGGTCGCGTCGCCAGTCACCTCCACGTCCTCGTAGGAGTCGCCGTCGGCGACGATGAGCCGACCCGCCGTGTAGATCACCGGGCCGACATCGCCGAGATCGGCAAGCGAGAGCGATTCGGCCGGGCTGCTCTCGACGCTCCTGAGAGCGACGCGAACAATCTCAGCGGTGTCCGCGGTGTCCGCGAGGGCAAAGCCCATGAAGGTGTTGCTTGTCGCGCTGCTCGTGGCGGCGCCGGTCCCGGCTTCCCCGCCTACCGGGTCGCCGTCGGCGTCCCAGTAGACACCATCGCCGGCCGTGAAGGCCACCGCGGCCTGCACCACGTCGAAGACGCCTCGCACCGCCAGCGCCCCGAGCGCAGCGGCGAGAATCGGAATCTTCGCGATGCCAACCAGCGAGCCGACAGTTACCACCTGTCCGGCGGCCACGTCCTCGCCCGGCGTGTGGTCGATGCTGTCGCCGAGCGCCACATACTTGCCCTGAAAGTCCTGTGCCATGTCTCTGTCTCCCGATCAGGTCCGCGTTTTGGTCGAAACTCTCGCCATCTCACCGAAGGACGACGGCGGCTTACACCTCGCCCTTCATCTTCACGCCCCCCCTCGGCTCGCGGAGCGACACGCCGAAGTCATGGAAGCCCCGGAACTGCACGCCGAGGACGTTGAAGTTGGCCTCCGCCTGCTGGACGGTGGGCGCCACCTTGCCGTTGAGGAACACGACCTCGATCACGGCCATGTCCTCGGGATCGGCCAGCAGATACCACGCCTTCACGCTGTTGCCGGTGATGTTCGAGTTGCTCAGGTAGGCGCTGCGCTCCGCGCGGAACGCGCCGGCATAGATGTTCTCGGTCGGCACCTTGCTCTTGCTCGACCCGCCACCCTCCGTCAGACGCAGCGACGCCATGAGCTGGCGAGCGTCGGCGCTGAGGGCATTCGGGGTGAGCAGAATCTTCGGCGTAATCGCCATCGGATTCTTGGCCGCGTCGGTCTGGTTGTAGAACAGCGCCTCGGCGATAGCCAGGCCGTCGATGCCGAGGGCCGTATCGGCGCCGGCCTGGTAGTTCTTGTTCGCCGTCTTGAAAAAGCCGCTGTTGCCCATGAAAATCGGCCAGAAGACATTGTTGATGGACAGGGCGCCGCCGCGGCCGAGTTGGCTCGGAACGTCCTGAAGCGCACCGAGATCATCGTTGATGATAAACTCCCGGGTGACGCTGAACAGGATGCCGTAGGTGTCGGCCTTGTTCGTGTAGCTGGCCTCGCCGATCTTCGCGTGCTTCAGCTCGCCGTCCGGGCCGACCCTCTGGTAGGCCATGTCGGTCGTGAGGCGATATCGCGTCACGGTCTTGAAGTCCTTGACCGGACGGACGCGGCAGATTGCCTTCCATGTCTGCTCGACGGCGTTGAACGACGCCTCCAGCGACTTGTTGGCGATG